GGCTCGTCCTTATCTTCATTCCAGCTATATGTATCAAGCTCTTTAAGATGTTCTGTGCAGCCTTCACATACCAAGTATGACCCTTGCTGTATCCATCCAAGCATAAGATTTATACGGTCTATAATCTTCATAGCCTTGTAGGCATTGTTAAATTTATATATTGAGCCGTTCAGCCTCTTGTACTTATTCAGTTCTGTTATAGTTGCTTGGTCTGCACTGTCTATGAATACATCCCTTGCTAAGCCCCAGTTATCTTTATTTTCATCAAGGAAATTAATAAACTTTTTAACCGTATCGGACGGTGCCAAAGGCGTATCAAGATTAGCATTGTTATAGACCTTTTCACTGAGTGTTATGACCTTGCGGCACTTAGTAATACCCTGAAATACCATAGCGATTGTATCAGGGCTTTTGCTAGAATATGCTGTGTCCAGTGCGGCACTGAACTTTCTAAATTCATACTTCTTAGCTTCAGCAATGCTTATTACATGCTTTTTTCTGTCAAAGTTTGGGAATATTAAACCTGTAGCTTTACCCCTCAAGCCTTGGATTTTGTTTTTATATAACTTAGTTCCTGCCGGGGCTGACTCTATCTTTTTAGCAATCTGCTCTTTAGTTAAGCTTAAATTGTCTCTGAATGAGAAAAACCAGTACTTCCATCCTTGTACCGGTTTTTCTTTTAGTTCATCCAATATTTCTTTAGGGACATCCTGCACATACTTTTTGTACGGCCTTGACCTGTTTACAAACTCTTTATATACGGGCAAGTCCGGATTATCAGGATTCAGCGTTGCCATTAGATAATCATTTCTTGTTGATATCTCTCTGACAAATTCAATATTAGCAGTGTTAATCTCGTCAATATACACACATCCGAATTGAGAACCTAACACTAATTCCCACTTATCCCTGTTATCATATCCGAGAATATATATTATCTTACCCTCAAATTTTATATGCGGTATCTTGTTATCCTTATCTCCATTACCACAATAAACAGCTGTATTGTGTATGTCTAATATCCCGTTATCCTGCTGTATTATGTTCTTCTCAGCAACTCCGGTTGTCTTTGCTGCTATGATGTGCAGTTTCTTTTTACTGGCACTCACCATCTTCATGAATTTTACTCCGGCGCCTACTGTCGTTTTACCTGATGCCGTTGTACCTTCCAAGAAGTCAGCATTGACTTCCTTTGTAGAATTTATAAAATCAACATACTTCTTTGAAAGCGGGAAGTTACTCTTCAAGTCCCTCACCTCCCAGCTGATCCAGTATGTCGGACAGCTTCTTGCTAGGCTCATCTGTGCTTAGCTCAACTCTTTCTTTAAACAGCCCCATTCTCTTGCCTAAAAGTTCGGCAGCTTTGAGTCTTTCTCTCTCGTCAGGGGCTTTCTGCATAGGCTTTGCCTTACTTACGCCTTCGCCTTGTCCCTCTATAACTACAACCTCTGAGCTACTTTCACCACGCATGACTGCTGTTAAGTATTCTAGCACCTCTTGTTGATTGGCTACTTTTTTGCTTGCAAGCTCGTCTAGTCGCTCATCGATGTAAGCTTTTACAGTAGTATTTTGTAGTAGTTTACTAGCATTAGTATTAGCGTACTTTTCGCTATACCCCGCTCTTATTGCCGCGTCTGTCGCATTTCCGCTGATGATATATTCATCAGCAAATCTTTGTTGTTTTAATGTTAATTTCAAATATCATCAGCTCCTTTCGCTTTTATCGCATTAAAAAGGGACAGCCAAGCCCCTGACTGCCCCAAAATAAAATAGGAGGAAACCATGTCAAAAGTAAAAACAACCTACTTTTTTCATCTATTCCAGTATACATAATATCACACTTAGGAGGGGACATTAAAGGGTCATTTTTAAAATTTTCTCAAAATTTTTTAATGCTCTTCCATGTAGTCGTCTAAGTCCTCTACAGTCCTTATTTAAAGCTTTTGACATATCTAAAAAGCTCATATCTGCAAGATAGTACAAAGATAACACAATTTTGTGTTTCTCATTGTCTAACTTATCAATCATTATGCTTGCCTTGTTTCTTAAGTCAATGAGATTATCAATATCTGCAAGTATCTCATCTTCCAACTCAGTAAGCTTTATCGCTACATCGCTTATTTTATCTCCTGCTTCACCACCTTGAACCTTTTCCAAAAAGCTTGTAGTCACCTTTTCCCCCATTGTCCGAACTCGTTCTTTCTCAAGTAGCTTGGCGTTTATCATATTATCAAGTGTTTTTAACTGTCTCAAATACTCTTTTGCTGTCATTTACCCACCTGCTTTCTTTTTAGCAAATCTATTTCAATTCTTCTTTTATTGAGTTCTCTTGTTTTATTTCAAGCGTGCAAATAGTATCATACTTGCTGCCTCCGTGTGCAACAAGAATTACTTCCTCAAGCACAAAGCCTCTCTTTTTTCCTACTCCGTTGCTGTTCCAACCGAAACACAACGCTTTGCCGTTTGGCTTTAAAATTCTTTGTATTTCATCTAAGTGCCTTGCTCTCCACGTTGCTTGTGTAGATTCTTTAGTTATTTCTTTCCCAAAACCTTTATATGCCTCGACCACCTGTCTGGACGAATAAGGCGGATCGTACAAAACGCAATCCGCGCTTTCATCAGAAATTAATTTGAGAAAATCAAGCGCGTCTAAATGATAATTCGTATCGAATTCGGGATTTAAATCATTCGTAATAGTTCCATACTTTGACTCATTTGCGAATGGGTCAATAATACAGACACAGTTTTTTATATTCCTTTCAACAAAGTCTTTGATAGGCTTAATTTTAAAGGTTTTGGAGTTGGGAAGGCAGTATGCCCTGCTTATTTTCATTTTATAATTTTCCTTTCCTGAAAGCTATCTCTCCGCCACATGCCGCATAGCCGATTAAGTCTATCCAGCTGTCTTTACCTTGATAGCAACTTCCCTTTAGTCTTGCAACTTTGAAAAGACACATCATAATCGCAACGTCTTCAGCTCCTATATCTATATCCAAATATGCACTCCATAGCTTCGCTATTTCTAAAAAATTATCCTCCGGCTCTCCGTACTGTCTGTTTCTGTCACTGCATACACACTTCTCTGCTTCTGTTAAAATCTCTTTTCTTGTCATTACTCATTCTCCTTTACTCGTGTAACAAACGCTAATCCTAACCACTCCTCAACTCCTTTTATGTAAACGATGTTGCTATTCTCACCGGCATAATAGCTTACGCCCTGCCCGAATGGTTTCAACAACTTTTCGTCTGCAAAAATTGATTTATCGTCTTTCGTTTTAAACTCCCTCAGTTGCTTGCCTTTTAGTACCCTTATCGTATCGGTATCCGCCAACTGCTGTGTGTCTTCTACACCCCTTAATATTTTCTCTGCCATCAGTTTGCCGACTTGCGCAAATGTGGGATTTAGTAAGCTATATTTCTCCGGTATCAGGTATAAAGATATTCTTTTGTACGCAAGCGGTATGTATGCGTTTCCATCTATCGTGACAACACTATAAAATTCATAGTCCGCCGCTTGGCCTGTAATTTTCGACTTACAAATACTTTTTACTGCATCCGCCTGTAATTTTCCAAAATCTAACATTTTTTCAATCTCTCCTTTACTTCTTGTATTCTGGCTTTTAAGCTGTCAAGCAAGGCTTGCTGTGTATCGCTCTTACCCTCAATCGCTTTGGCTACATCCTCATCCCTTTTGCCTTTTACGAGAAGCTGATGAACTATAACCTTTTGCTTTTGTCCTTGCCTGTGTAATCTCTTGACAGCTTGCTGATATAGTTCAAGTGACCAATTTAGCCCGAACCATATCATGTGGTTGCCCCCGTCTTGCAAATTAAGCCCGTAGGCTGCACTTGCAGGATGTGCAAGTAATATCTCAATCTTTCCCTCGTTCCAATCTTTTTGGTCTTGCACCGTTTTTAATTCCCTGCACTGCGGGAACTCTTTCATGATCCGTTCTTTGTCGTGCTGGAAGCTATAAAATAATAAAATGTTGTGACCGCTTAATGATTCTATAATCTCTTTCAATGCATCCATCTTGCAGTCGTGTATGTGGTGTACTCCTCTATCCTCGTCGTACACCGCTCCATTACAAAGCTGTAAAAGCTTATTTGAAAGTGCGGCGCCGTTTGTGGCTGTTATTTCGCCCTCAGGGATTTGCAAAATGTAATCTGTTTCAAATTCTCTATAAGCTTTAGCCGCTTTATCATCTAAAACCACCCACACCGGATTTATAACAAGATCCGGAAGCTCTAAATAGTCGCTTGCCTGCATTGATATACAAAGGTCTGATAGTTCTTTCGATATAAGCTCTTTAGCCCCGTCTTTAGGTGTGTAATTCTGCCTTCCCGATGCGTCCGCCGTGTAGCTGTCAAAATACCTGTTACGGTATTGGGTAATAGTCTTATAAAGTCTTTGCCCTTTATCCAGTAAATACATTTGAGCCCACAAATCCATAAGTCCGTTTGGTGCAGGCGTTCCCGTAAGCCCTATAATCCTCTCAATCCGTGGCCTTATGGCCTTCAAATCCTTAAACCTCTTTGCTTCTCTGCTCTTAAAGCTTGATAACTCGTCTATAACCACCGTATCAAATGGCCAATCGTTTTTATAATAATCCACAAGCCATGAAACGTTCTCACGGTTGATTATATAAATATCGGCATTCGCGCAAAGGGCTCTTATGCGCTTTGTGGCGCTTCCGAGGCAAGTGCTTATCCGCAAGTGCTTTAGGTGATCCCACTTATCCGCTTCAAGTGCCCAAGTTCCTTCTGCGACCTTTTTCGGCGCTATGACAAGCACTTTTGAAATCTCAAAGCGGTTATAAAGTAAATCGTTAAGGGCGGTTAAAGTTATTACCGTTTTTCCCAGTCCCATATCAAGTAACAGCCCTATTTCTTTTTGTGCTATTATTCTTTCGATACAGTATCTTTGATAATTATGTGCTTCGTATCTCATTTAAAAAAGCTTCAACTCCCTCCTTGCTGTCTATTACCCTTACATCCTGCCCAAGCCTCCTAAGCCCGCTTATTTGCATTTCCTGCAAAGGGCTTGTTTTTCCGCCCGGTCTTTTAAGCTCCACAAAATATATTTTCCCGCCCGGAAGTAATACAATCCTATCGGGTACTCCCGCGTTGCCCGGAGATGTGAATTTGAAAGCTATACCTCCCAGTCTTTTTACTCCAAGCCTTAAATACTCTTCAATCTCTCTTTCTCTCATTTCTCTCCTTTTTTTACTAGGGGGTAACATTGACGCGTTTTCCTATATATATACGCGTATAGGCGGATTAGGCGTGACGCACACGCTCTAATTTCTCTATTTTATATACTTTTATATATAATGTTACTGTTACCCCTATACTATAAACCCTTGTAAATCAAGGTTTTGAGGGGTAACATTGGGGTAACATTCTAAGCCGCAATGTTACCCCTGTTAAATTTTAGAATGTTACCTTTACCCCATAATGTTACCCCTGAATGTTACCCCTAAAAAGTGTCTGCTTTATATCCCCTTTGTACTCCTTGGCAGCCGAATTTCATTGCTTTGTTACAGTATTTAAATCCGTCTAAGCTGCCCAATATCCCATTAATCTCCATCGTGTCTTGTCTCCTTGCAGTGCTTGCGTCCTTGCCGAAGCACTCTGTCCAAATCTCTGCTGCGCATATTCTGTCTCTTTTCATAAGCTTGCCTTTATATGATTTATATTCAAAAGACCAGTAGGCTCTTCTTTGCTCCAAGCTGTACGTATTCCATCCTTCCGGTACTTCTTTTTCCACAAAGCTTCTTACCATCCCCGTCTTGATTGAAACCTCCCTGTGTTCTTCCTGTACAAGTCTTGCCATGGCTTCTACGTCTTTTGGTAGATGCAACTTCTCGCCTAATTGCCAATAGAAGTATGCTTCCGCCCATATTTGGTCTCTCTCTTTTGGAAGGTCGTTAAAAACAGATTTTGTAACTCTTGAGGGTTCGGCGTCCACCGGCCAAAACCTACGCCCTCCCGTCGGGTCCCTTAAGTATTCGCTATCGTTTGTAGTTCCGAAAAATACGCACTTTCTGGGAAATTGCGCTGTTCTTCTCCCATATGCTTCTCTGTATATGTCGTCAGTCTTTGAAAGAAACTGCTTTACCGTATTAGTCTCCGACTTAGACATACCACTAAGCTCTCCGACTTCTACGATCCATCTGCCCTGAATAAGCTCCGCCGCCTCTTTACCCTCAAAGGTCATAAGGCTGTCGGAAAACCAATCACCGCCAAGCGTTGCAAAGAAAGTACTCTTGCCTATTCCCTGTGCCCCGGAGATAATTACCATGTTGTCAAATTTTGTCCCCGGCTGCATTACTCTTGTAACCGCTGCGACAAAAGATTTCTTTGCTACAGCCTTTATGTATAAGCTGTTTTCAGCCCCGAAATAATCTATAAATAGATTCTCAAGCCTTTGCACGCCATCCCAACTAAGCCCTGTTAAATAGTCTTTAACGCTGTTAAAAGCATGCTTATGGGCACATAAAGCGGTTGCATCGTATATCTTATCCTTGCCCGTGATTCCGTATACACTTTCAAGATACCATCTAAGGCCTGCATCATCCGTATCGTTCCACTGCCTTTTTTCTTCTTCGCTATTCCAAGGAAGCGCCCCCAGTGCAACACCTCTGCATGCGAATTCATCGAGAGCTATTTTATCTTTTAGTAACGGATCATTATCAAGTATCAGACTTATGTTGCCTATTGTCTTTTCCACTGCTCCGTTGCTGTTGATTTTAAGCCCCGACATCCAGTCGCTGCTATCATTTGTTATATCGGTTTTAAACTCTCCGCTTGCCTCGTCATAACGTTCTTTAGTTAAAAGAACCGCCACCTCTTTAATGCCTTTTGCAAAATTCGACATAGCAACGTAAGACGGCAGCTTGTTGGTCGGTGTATCAGGTCTTGCATCCGCATCTAAATCTTCAAATTTGTGAAGCCTCACAAGGTCCCACGCGTTACAGAGCTTACCGCTCGCAGGGTCTGTGGCGTGGTGTGAGTACAGCCATAAACCGCCATATACCACCGCTCCGCCCGCTGTAGACCCTCCTGAGTATGTAAATCTGTCCTCATGCTCTGTACCAAAGTACACGCCCGGGATAAGTTCTGTCATGGCTCTGTAGATGTCGTACGTTCTACAGAACGCACCTATTATGCCGCTTTTCTCTCTGGGATCTTGCTGCTTGTCGGCTACTTGCCTGTGCTTTTGAGCCTCGTTTGGTACAAGCGGCCATTCTGTATGATTACGCCAATCCGAGTACATCGCTAAAACGCCTGCGGGGTCTAAAAAGCCACCCTCTTCGGTTTTAAAAACGTAAGTGCTGTCGCTGCTACAGCTTGGAAAATACATAAGTCTGGAAGCCTGAAACGTAGTAGGGTCCGCCCACTCAATACCTACAAGCTGTGCCACCTTCCTCGCCACTGGTTCGTACTCCTCGGCGCTTACTTTGTTAGCTAACGGAATAACCACCCTTAAACGCGGTCTTGCGGGCTCATGTTTTCTTGTGCTGTGAACAACAAGCGCACAGCCAAGAAGGCTTATCTTTTTTAATACCTCATCTGTCAAACCTGCAGGTATGTTGTCAAGGTCAAGCGTTATAAGCTCTCTGCTCTCAACGCTTTTTGAGCCTCTCTTACCCCTTAGGAGCATACCGCCCACATAACCGCCTACGTCCTTAAGCTCGTCTTGTTTAGCCTTCGAAAGGCTTAAAAAGTAATCAAGCTTTTCAGACGAGCGCGCGGGAGTTTCAAGCTTTTTAACGAGCTCCGACCACCATATACTCTGATTTTTCCATTCAGTGGCAAAGCGGCTGTTTGCTACTGAGATACTAAGTTGTTTGTCGACCATAATCTAATCCTTTTTATAAAATAAAGATTCGAACCCGTCCCCCCTTAAAATCAAACCATTCGCCCAAGGAACAGGCTCCGCCATTATATCTGTTAATTCTTTTAATTCCCCGCCCTGCGGGCTGTCTACGACCATTTCGTCGTGGATGTGCATTACTATCTTAAAGCCCTTTTTTGCGGTCTTTATCATGCTGTTAGCTAAGCAGTCTCTTGCTATAGCCTGTACAATATTCTCGACGATTTTACCGCCATAGGTGCCTATATCCGTCCATTTTTTCGTATTTTGGTCTACGCCTTTATAGTACATTTGCCATTTGCCTTTTTCATTAAGCCGAAGGGTAGGGTCTACGTAAAAGAGTTCTCTGCCGGAGGGCAGCGTTATAACCATAAAGTTGTTTTCTTTTCTAAACGTACAACCGTTTACATTCTGTGCTGTGCCTGTCTGCATAGCGGAAACCACTGCGTTTTCGCACCTGTACCAAAGTTCCGTTATTTTCTTGTTTGAACCTCTCCACCTTGCCACTATATCGAGCAGTTCGTTGTCATCCAATCCCATTTTATCGGCACCCATAGCCTTTAAAGCACCTATATGCCCCTGATAACCTAAAGCAAGTTCCGCAATCTTACCCTTTTGCCTTAAAGCATATTCGGGATTACCTTTTTTGATTCGTTCGATTGGCACCCCGAACATCGCTGAAGCCGAAGCTTCGTATATCTTTCCATGCGTGGCAAAAACTTCCTGCCTCCATCCTTCTCCCGATAGCCAGGCGATCACCCTTGCCTCTATAGCAGAGAAGTCTGCAACGATAAATTTATTGCCCTGCGCAGGTATAAAAGCCGTTCTTATAAGCTGTGAAAGCGTATCCGGTACATTTCCGAATACCATTTTTAAAGAGTCCAAGTCTTTAGCCTTAACTAAGTCCCTTGCAAGCTCTATCATATCCATGTGATTTCTCGGTAAATTCTGCACCTGTACAAGTCTGCCCGCCCATCTACCTGTACGGTTTCCACCGTAAAACTGTAAAAGCCCTCTTATTCGCCCGTCATCGCAGAGAGCATTCTTCATGGCGTCATACTTCTTTACAGATGTTTTTGAAAGTTCCTGTCTTATCTCAAGCATTCGTACGGCTCTTTCACTGTCAAGGTCTTTTATCATATCTGAAACTGTGTCTTTTCTGAGATTGTCTACCTCTTCTCCCGTCTCTTCCTCAAGCCACTTAGTTAACTGCTGCACTGATTTAGGGTTATTAAGCCCTGTAATTTCCTTTGCTTCTTCCATAAGGCTCTCTGTAACAGCCTGTGAACAATATAAAGCCCCTTCAATGAGCTTTTCATCTACGGCCACACCGGTATTGTTTATCATTAAATCCAGTCGCCACAATTCCATTTCATCGTCCGGTACAGGGTACGCATCCAAAATATTTTTTATCGTCATTTCGGTTACAACATCCTGTTTACAATATTCTCTAAACAGCTGCCATTTTTCAGGTTCATGTTGCGGTAGTATTCTTATCCTTGGGTCTGTCTTTGTCGGCTTACGGGGTACGCAAAACTTGCGTATAAGACTTAAACCTACTCCCATTTTTCTTTTATCCTGTGGAAGTCCTATAGCCTCACCTATGGCGGCCAGTCCCCCCGGATACCCTAAATACAGTCCGTGGTGCATGGTGCACGCCCAACCCTCTAAGGGTAAGTCGTGCCCAAAATACTTCGATAAACAAAGCCATTCAAAAGTTGCATTATAGGCGCATTTCTCTACTTCCGGGGATACTATCAGGCTATACAGTAAATCCATACCTGTTTTAAAGTCATCCTCCGTGAAGTCAAGTATCTGTACCGGACCGCCGTTTATACTGTAGGCCGCAAGCATTATCTCAAAATCAGGGGAGCGTACATACGCATACGCCCCCGCCTTTTTAATATCAACGCTGCTAAAAGTTTCAAGGTCTATAGACACCCTTATCATAAGCCCATCACTCCGCCTTGCAACACGGGTTGACCTGTGATAGGGTCAATTTGCGGCTGTCCATACTGTGGAGGCTGCCCATACTGTGGTGGTTGTCCATACTGTGGAGGCTGCCCATACTGTGGTGGTTGTCCATACTGTGGTGGTTGTCCATACTGTGGCTGTGGAGCACCGCCACCGAAGTCTTCGGAAGCGCTTGCTTTGATACCGCCAAGCGGCGCTCCGTCCTCGAGCTTCTGTACGTTGTTAAGGTAGCAGCCTATGCCCTTTTTACCTGCGCTGAAATAAGGTGCAAAGGTGATTGAAAGCCTGCCGTACATACCCGAGTAAATCTCTGCGGCGTTTAAAATAGGCTGCAGGTCGGGACCTACGATTTCGGGTCTTGCTTTTGTCGGATCCGCATTAGTTGATGCTGTGAATACCCAGCAGCCCCTGCACTCTTCGCCAAACGGAGAGCCGTCCGCTCTTGCTCCGTCTCCGTCATGGATTGGAGTAGGCACTACCGGCGGAACGAGACCGTTCCATTTGCCGTTTCTGCCTTCCTCTACAGCCTGTGCGATAGCCGCGTCAATCGCCTGTTTTGTCTGTATATCAGACTTTGGTAAGAGTGCTGTCACACTGTATTTGCTGTTACCGTTTAAATCGTTTCTCGGGTTAAGAAGTGCCACGTAGCTAAATCTTACTTTACCTGTTATTACTTTACTCATTCGTCAAATCCTCCTTAAATTCGTCCGCAGCCTTAATTTTAAGCGCGGTTCTTTTATCATTTTCAGGTACAAGCGTCGGTTTACCCGCACTCGTTACCACCATATCGCCCACAAGGGCGGTAAAATCTTTTTTACCTATTTCTTTTTCAACTTGCGCAAGTGTTAAAGGGCTTTTCGTCCAAAGTATTTCTTCACTTATTCCGCTGTCTGTAAGCTTCTTAAAAGCCGAGTCCATATCAGACCAAGCCCTTGACGTTCTACCTTCGACAGCCTTCCAGCCGGGTATGTCCTCGCCCTTTAACACTTCTGAAAGCGCATACTCTTCAAGCGCTTTCGCCCAACTTGCGACATCCTTTGCTTGTTGCAAAATGCGCCCTATCTCCTCATGAGTAAGAAGTTCAGGCTTTTTAAAATCCAGCGCTGCGAGTTCTCTACATTTTTCAGCGTGCTTTTCGCAAATTGGTCTGGCTTTGCAAAAGCCGCACCACGAACCTGCTTTTTGCTCGCCTGCACCCATGTATGCAAGGTCTACGAGAGGTTTTATACTCTCACCCCAAGCTTTTAAATCTTCCGCGTCCATGCTGAATACTCCGCCGCCTTCTGTGTTTCGCGGCTGGAAGATGTGCATACGCACAATCTTAATGTCGAAGAACATTCCAAAGCCCTCAATCGCTCCAAGGGCATACAGTTTTAACTGCGGATTATCTTCCGGATGTACGGCAACGTTTCTGCCGTATTTAAAATCGACAATATGCAGCGTATTACCGCGAATGATAATACAGTCCGCCGTGCCGAAGCCCTCCGGCACATATTTTGAAAAGTCCACCTTTACCTCTGCCCGCACCACAGGTTTGGTAGGGGCGGATAGCACAAGCTCTTTTATGTAGCCTATGTATTCGTCCGTAAGGGTATCCATTTCTTTTTGATACTCTTCTCTTTTAGTAAAAGCCTTCAGAGCGCTATTAAAAGACCTTTTCGGCAAAGGCTCTATAAAGGCGTTTCTTAACTTCGCTTCGGCTATCTCGTGTGCAAGAGTTCCCTCTTTAGCACTCGAGGAGGGTCTATCTTCGAAACCCTCTTCAAGTCTTGCGCTCGGGGTGCATTCAAGCCATCTGTGCGCCCCCGAAGCGCTGAGTACAGCGTGTTGACCCATTACAACCTCACCCCCATTTTTTGAAGCTCCGCCGCAAGCTCAGGCAGGCGTTCAGGAGCCAATTGGGTAAGGGCAGCCACTCCGAATTTTGCAAGAAGCTGCTGGAACTCTCCAAGCCTTCCCGCATCTTTAAGCTGTACCGCTGCTACAGCTATCTGCTCTATGGTGTATGTCGGTAGCTGTGTTGGTGCCACAGGTGCGGTAGGTGCCACAGGTGCAACAGGTGCGGTAGGTGCAACAGGTGCCGCAGGTGCTGCAGGTGCAACAGGTGCAACAGGTGCCGCAGGTGCTACAGGTGCAACAGGTGCAACAGGTGCGGTAGGGGCCTGATCCGACAACCCTAAGCACGTCCTGGCAAAGTTAGCCACTTCTTCTAAACTGTTAAATCTTAATTCCATTTTTAAAAATCCCCCCTTTAATTAAAAAATTTGGTATTTCAACAGGCGCATCCATTGGCTTGTAAGTCACCTGTATTTGCGTTATCGCTCCGCTCACGTCTGCGGACACTTTAACATCCACAGGGCGCAAACTACCCTCGCAACGTTTTAAAACATCACTATAGAAATCTGATACATTCATTTGTTTTATTCTCCTTCCACTATTTCTGACAGTTCTACTTTTAAAGCTTTAGCGACTGCTTCAGCTGTAAGTTTGTTACAAACTAGACCCCTTCTCATACGCCTTAATGCGACGGTTGACACCTCTGCCAAAGCGGCAAAAGCATAAAGAGGTATATTCTTTTCGTCAATTAATTCTGTAAGTTTCACGCCGTTTATTTTTACTCTGTTGCTCATTCTATTCCCCCTTTATTAGACTTATTATTTCTTTATCTTCCAAATCGAACCTGTCCGCTATTCTCCACAATTCGTGGAGCGGCATATCAGAGCAGTCTTTTATTCTGTTCTGATATGTCTTTTTTGACCTACCTATAACGGTGGCCATTCTTTCATCTGAAATAGTTTCTTTATTTCCGGATATTCTCCCGGCAAGACTGCGAAATGCGTTAATACGCTTTTGATTTCGGGTCTCTTTTAATTTTGGCATTGTTTCCTCCTTTATTTGAAGTTTTTAATAAGGTCTGTAAGAGATATTAAAAGGTCCGTGCCTCTTAAGTCTGCGTCCCTTAAATCGGCACCTCTTAAGTCTGCGCCTTTTAAATCAGCACATCTTAAGTCTGCACCTCTTAAATTGGCACATCTTAAATCTGCTCCTCTTAAATCTGCACCTTTTAAATAAGCGCCCCTTAAGTCCGCGTTTCTTAAATCTGCGCCTGCTAAATTTGCTCCTGCCAAATCTGCGTTGGGCATAATATTTGAATACATTAGACCTCCCCCTTCTCTTCTTTTTCTATCATCGGCAGTATTCCTTGAGCCTTTAACAGGTCATACAGGAATAGTCTGCCTTTTTGTGTCCAATACATATGGGTTCTACTTCCCTGTGTGCCGTCAGGACGGTTATAATTTTGAGTTTTAGTCTGTGTATACCCTTTATCCTGATACTTAGCATACAAGAACCAAACTCCACTCTGCTTGTATTGAATACCGAACTCATACAGCATTTTATTGAACCCTGTTGCACTCATTCCGTAGTCCTTCGCAATCTCTGTTACTGATAAAAGGTCTTTGCACTGTAAAATCAAATCATAGTATGTAGCTTTAGGCTGTAATTCTGCTATCTGTTGGCTCTGTACTTTGTTCTCAAGTCTTAAAGTGCTAAGCTCCTGCTCCGCTATCCTTAACGCCCTCGCCATAATCTTCTCAGGTGAGTTGTAATCTTTCTCTACCTGAATGAAATACTGCCTTGCCTGCTTACCCCTCTCAGTCCTCTGAATCATACAAATTTCTTTCGCCATATCAAGCTTGATTAGGTGGTCTTGTAATTGCCTTTTTACCTCTCTGTCACCCTCAAGTTGAACTCGCTCAAAAATGAGCGGGTTGAAATCTATTCCCTCTACAAAACCATACTCGCACATCCTCGGAAACCAATCTTTGTAGGCTGTTTGTACTTCCAATAGTTCGTGTAGCTTTCTACCGTTTACCACCGGTTCTAAATTTTCGTTGATATCTACATTTATTAATTCGTTCAATAAAATCACCTCCTTAGTTCTGTTCTTTTTCGGGAACGGTCTTTTTAAAAAAAATAGAGATTTTATCCCTATCTATTTTAAAAAGTGAAGCAAAGCCCGCTAATTCATCCGCCCCTATTGGTACAAACCCATTTTCTCTTTTTGCATACCACGCTCGAGTTTTATTAAAGCTTTTTGCGACATCTTCTTGAGATAAGCCGCTTGCTATCCTTTCAGCTTTCAATCTTTTCAAATCTAACTCCAAATTTACCCCTCCTCCTTCTTCTTTTATTCCCCGTATAGCCAGATAGGACAGCTTTTCACGGCTTTTAAGCGGCTCACGTAGACGCTGTTATTTCTTTCTTGTCACTAAGTAAATAATGATACAGCTTGCAATAATCTGTATTACGCTAAGTACCGTATTTAACATAATATACCTCCCTATAACCTTATTTATATTGACAAAGCCTAAGAAAAACTTTATTATAATCTGTGGGAGGGGTTTCCCCCTCTCCACGAGGACTTTATAGCCCCCGTATCAGATTTATAAGTGCGATAAGCAAGTTGATTATCGCAGTAGCCAAGATGATGTTATTCAAGTTGTGGTTGTCTTGGCTATTTCTATTTTTCTTAGACATCTTTTTTTACCTCCTGTTTTATTATGCTTTCCTCAAGCACATTTATAGTATATATTATCCGTTCCCGTTTGTCAACATTTATTTTTATTTTTTTAGCATATTGTTTCTTTTTGGGAACTGTGCTATAATACTGGGCATAAGGAGGTATTATATGAAAACCAATTCTGAAATAGTTGACCTTATAAAAAGTTTATATATAGAAAAAGATATGTCTATGAGCGAACTCGCAAGACAGGTTGATATGGCTAAGTCTGCACTATCTAGGTATTTTAGTAAAGAACGGCAATTTCCTTTGAATAGGATACCTGCCTTTGCAAAAGCATTAAACGTTGAACCTGAATTTTTACTGGGCATAGATAACACCACTACAGCCTCAACCCTCACTTCGATATATGAGCAGTTAGAGCCGACAAGGCAGGTTAAGGTCGTTGACTACGCTAAAGAGCAGTTGAAAGAACAAGAGGAATACTGTTTTGTTAATGCAGCTCACGAGCGTACAGATATTGTCGGTACTAAAGAAATGAAAGACCACGACAATGATATTATGGACGATGAAAATTTCTAAGGAGGTGTGTGCTTTGACTAGATACGAAGAGTTACTTGATGAGGCTTACAACAACAATCTCATAGTTAAAGAAAAGCCACTTGAATATTATGATGGACGGATTAAAGGTAATAAAATAGCAATTAGAAAAACGATAGAAACATCGGCGCAAAAAGCTTGCGTTCTTGCCGAAGAACTCGGACATCATTATACAAGTGCCGGAGATATATTAGACTTAAACAATCCGTCAAACGCAAGGCAAGAAAATATTGCAAGACTCTGGGCATACGATAAGCTCGTTGGTTTCGACGGCATTATCAGAGCCTATAAAAAACGTCTCACATCTTCGGAAGAAATTGCGGATTATCTCGATATCAGCGTTGATTTTCTTCATGAATGTATCGACTACTACTCAAGTATATACGGTCCATACGTACAGTACCATGGCTTTTTTATACGCTTTAGTCCTTGTTTCAGGGTTTTTAGGTTGAAGAAAAGGTAAGGCTAAGTATTGAGAAAAATGTGATGTAATATAACAATATAACTTAGGGGATTTTTTATGAAGAAAATAATTAAAATAGCTGTAACTGTTATGTTTTCTATACTTGCAATGTTTTTTCTTATTTGCTTAGCAGTGGTGAGCGATATTACAGGAAAGATAGTATTTTTTATCTTAGCAGCGGTATTTATTACTGGGATTATTGTCGTAAATGGAGGGATTAAAAATATACCTATATTCTCTTCTAAATACAAAGAACAAATTGTAGAACTTGAAAATACAATATCCGATTTAAATCAAAAACTTGCTGAATCAGGATATCCCAACTATGAAAAACTGCAAATTTTAATTCGACAGAAAGAACAAGAACTTAAGGAATTGGATAATACAATCTTTTCAAACAAAAGAGATATTTCAAATTCTAATGTTACCTTAGCTGAGTTATCTGACAAAGAGAAAGAGCTGGAAAAGAAATTAGGTTCACAAACTAAAAAGCTTCAAAGGATTAAAGAGCTTTACAGCAGTATAAACTACAGCATAAAAAACTACTACAGCTCTGATATGCATTTGATTGATCAATACAACACTGAAGAAATTGAAATACTATCCCCGAGCGTAATTCTAAAGCTACACCATATGGATATTGTGGATCTAAGACGAGCTTTCAAAGATAATGATAAGCTAATAGCAAAAACTCTAGTCGAGTATGAGTCAAGGTATACAACCAAAGCTAACAAAACAATATATCAGTTATTAGTCATAGCTCTAAAGGCAGAGTTACAAAATATTCTTTACAACCTAAGATATGAAAAACTTGACAAGGCTGTAGACAGTGTAAAGACAATGATATCCAAATATCTTAAAATAGCAGGAGAAGGTAATCAGGCTATACTTCCTACCTTGGTCAGATTTATTGGTGAGATAGAATACCTTTTCATAAATTCTGTTAAGATAGAATATAACTACTATGTAAAACGAGAGCAACAAAAACAAGAACAAGCTGCTTTAAGAGAGCAAATGAGACAAGAAGCTGAAGAAAGAAAAGCCTTGGAAGCCGAACGAAAGAAAATAGAACAAGAAGAACAAAAGTTTAATTCTGAAATAGAAAAGCTGCAAGCTTCTATGACAACTGCTACTGATCCAAGTGAATTAGAAGTTTTACAAGCTAGAATTTTAGAATTACAATCACAACTCTCAGATGTAATAACAAGAAAAGAAGATGTTACAAGGCTTCAAAACGGTAAAGCCGGCAATGTCTACATAATAAGTAACTTAGGTTCTTTTGGAGAAGATGTATTTAAGATTGGTATGACTAGAAGGTTAGAGCCGCAGGATAGGGTAAATGAATTAGGAAGTGCTAGCGTACCATTCAAATTTGATGTACATAGCTTTATTTTTTCAGATGATGCTGTAATGTTAGAAAACTCTTTACACCACAGACTTAATAATAAAAGAGTAAACAAAGTTAACCTCAGAAAAGAATTTTTTAGAATATCTATAGACGAATTAGAAAAATTAGTAAATGAAATTGACCCAACTGCTGAATTTAACAAAACCATGATAGCTGAAGAATACAACCAATCATTATCAACTGATGAAGTTTATGATAGTTCTGAAACTGGTATCTATGAAGATATTGACGAAATGGAATAAAAAAAACCACTTATTTCCATTTTTGAAACAAGTTGAAATAAAAATGCCCCTGCACTGCTACCAACAGTACAAGGGCTAATATCCTCATTTGATATAAGGACTATCGCAAGCCATATTATACCAAATGAGGAGCACCTTATTCAATACAGAATAGGTGTTCTTTTTATACCTAAAAAGGAGGTAAAATATGGCAAAAGCAAAGAAATTAAAATCGGGGAATTGGAGGGTGCTCATATTTGATTACACAGATGAAAACGGCAAAAGACATTATAAGTCTTTTACGGCTGCTACAAAAAAGGAAGCGGAGTATGAGGCTTCCTTGTATAAACTATCTGAAAAATCAGTAGTAGACGGCAACATTACAGTTAAGCAGGCTCTTTTAAGGTATTGTGATATTAAATCAAATGTACTATCACCCGTTACACTTTTAGAGTATAAAAGGCTTGTTCGCAGTAAATACAAAAGCATAGAAAATATATCTCTTAGTAAACTCAAAAAAGAGCAGATTCAAATTTGGATAAACGAATACGCTCTTGAGCATAGCCCTAAGTCGGTTAGAAATGTATACGGTCTACTATCTGCAGCCTTACGTGTTTATTCTTCTAAGATGATTAACGATATAGCACTGCCACAGAAAATTAAACCCGATCTATACGTGCCAACTGACAAAGACGTGCAGATCCTTTTAAAATATTTTTCAGAGAAAAGTGATGTAGATATGGAGGTTGCAGTTTACCTTGCTGCATTCGGTACCCTCAGGCGTTCAGAAGTGTGTGCTTTAACTTCTTCTGACATAAGGGGCAATATTATATATATAACCAAAGCTAAGGTTGCAGCAGAAGGCGGTAAATGGGTAGATAAAACTACAAAAACTGTATCAAGTACCCGGAGTATAGAAATGCCGGATTATATAATTAATAAGCTTCCAAAACGCGGTAAAGTGGTAAATCTTAATCCTAAACAGCTTTCAACACGATTTAGTAATGCTTTGGATGATTTAGGGCTATACCATTTTAGATTTCACGATTTGCGACACTATGCTGCGAGTGTTATGCATGCGCTCGGTGTGCCGGATCAGTATATCATGGAACGAGGTGGTTGGTCATCTGATGGAACATTAAAGAGAATATATAGAAATGTTATGATTGACTATAAAGCAAAATTTACAAATAAAATGATACAACATTTTGAGCATATGCAAGAGGAAATAAATAATTAAATGCAACACAAAATGCAACACAAAAAAAATAAAACCCTTGATTTACAAGGGTTTTAAAATGAGACACCCGGGACTCGAACCCGGGACAACTTGATTAAAAGTCAAGTGCTATACCACCTGAG